TACCCATAGCTGTTGCTCTGTAAAGTTTGATAGCCAGTGGCATGATCATATCTTCTAAAGCAGTAACAGTATCTACAGTAATAAACTTGTATGGATTACCTGCAGCTTTGATTGCTTTACCAGTATCTAATAGTTCTTGTAAATTACTAATCTTTACCTTTAATGCTTCTACATACTCACATCCGTTCTCCAAATCAAGAATCAGGTTATTATCAAGACCTGCATATGCAGTTGTCTTACCAGTCTTTGGCTTAGAATAAATCACAATTCTTTTGGGATTTTTTCTTTCTGCCGCAACTTTTTTAGTTGGAAGTACTATACTCATAATTCACTTTTTGCTTCTTTAATCATATCATTTAACCATTGTTTGTCACTTACTGGTCTTACCAACATAATAGCTGCAAGATCTCTGATAGTAATTTCTTTCAAAGGTGCATCTGCAATTTCCACATTAGAAATCTCTGCTTCTACTTTAGGAGCAAATTCTTCCTCAAAATCAGGAAATATACTTAATGACTTTTGTAACTGTGGTACATCAAGTTTAGCATCCTCTTTTCTTTTTTCATAAAGAGCATGACTAATTTCTTGTCCACTAGGTATTACAACAACCATTTCACTTACAGGAACAAGATATTTTCTATCTACTTTTCCATCAGCATCTACAGTTTCTGTTACATCGTACTCCTCATGATAAAAAGGATTGTACTTGAGCTTGAATAAAGGTCTATCTTCTGTAGCAGGAATAATATTTGTATTCTTTCCAGCACCATCATAGACATTTTCATAAAACTCAATGTAAATATCTTCTCCCTTTTTCAATTCCCATTCAAAAAACTGAGATTGTTTACCAAACTTACCTTTCTTAAAGAAGGCAGTTTTAATTGTAAAAAATGGATCTGCTAATCCAATTGATTTGAAAGCATCCATATGCTGCATATAGAACTCTCTTTCTTTTTCTTTTCTTAAATTGTTGTTATTCATATTTGTTAATTTACTTGGATTTTTTGTGTAGTCTCCCTGGCAGGAGTTGGTATCTCTACTATTCTCATAGTAGTTCTATCTAACTTAAAGAAACTTATTCGGGTCATACCATTTCTAGATTTTAAGAAGTGGAACACAAGTGTATCCGGATCTTCAATCAAGAACTTTTCAGGACCGTATTTCTTAATTCTTCTTATAGAAGGTTTATTAATACCAATAACTACATCTGCATGTTGTAATAAAGCATCAGAACCATAAATATCAGAATCTAATACATAATTACCATAGTTGGCTTCTACTTGTCTTTTAATATCATCTATGTTTCTATTCAACTGACTTAGGACAACAAATGCTACAGGATAATTTTTCTTCATATAGGTCAAGGCTTCACCTAATGCACCTAGCATATCAAACTTGTCTTTCTGTCCAAAATCATTTTTGAATAGAGCAGAGTGATCTATTGTAACAAGTATGTTTGGAAATGTACCATCAGGTCTTTTGTGTCTTTCTAACTCATAATGAATTGTAGCACACATTTCATTGACAGTACATGTATCATAGACAACATTGATTATATCTGTAGTGGAGGTCTCTTTGTAGTACTCTACACACTTTTCAAATAATCTTTTGTCTACTAACTTGCCATTCTTACTCATTAATGTATTGTAATCAGCACCCGTAATCAGACCAAACTTTCTAATTGCACTGGTCTCATCGACCATCTCCATCTGGAATTTAAGAACCCTGAACTCTTGATCTGAATTCTGAGCAATAATGTCAGAAACCAGCTGTTCCATAAAAAGGGTCTTACCTGTTCCAGGTCTTGCACCAACAACTGTTATAGTTCTCCACTCAAGTCCATCACAAAAAGCATCATTAAATTTAGGCCAAGCACTTACTAGAGCAGGTATTCTACCCTCTCTCTTTGCTTTCATTTTAACAAGACCTTTTTCCAAACTGTCTCTTTCACTAACTGGTAACAGATGCCTAGCACCATTAAATAACTTTCCCATAGACTTTCAAATTTAAATTATACAATTAACTCACTAAATACATCTTTGTCTTCGTCTGGATTATCTTTTAAGAATTCACAATAAGTTGCTAAATCAGAATCCCAACTCTTATCTATATTTTGCTTTCTCAAAAAATATTGAGCAGTTCTCATATAGTCATAGTTATTGGACTCGTATTCTAAAACATATTTTTGTGTTGCTAAGAAGATAGTTTCCCAGTCATAATTGTAGGTATCAAAAAACCATCTGAATGCACTTTCTAGATTTTTGGCAGGTACTCTTGCATATTTTCCAGAGGACAGTTTCCTATTAGGAAATATATTTACATATGCCTCTATGTTTTGCATAAAATTATGCCCCATCAAATCTTTAGAAGTCTTCTTTTTAGATTTCTTAAAATATCCATCAATCTCCGTAGTAAAGATAATACTTTTATCAGTTAATTCCAAAGATTCTGTCAGCCAATGATCCTTTTGCAGTCTTCTGCACTCAAGTTCTTTATTGACAAAATTATGGGGTACAATTTTCTCTTTGATACAGTGTAAAACATAGAATGAATTGGGTGTCAATCCATGTTGTATTAGTTTAATAAATATCTCAGTCATCTTACCATTGTATTGATTCACCACTATTTTTCTTTACCACTTCAGATACTTTAGTAAAAATATCGTTGCTATCCCATTTAGACCCATTATAAGCAGCAGAAGCAGGATGTTTAACAGTAAACTTATAGTTATTATCATTAGTAAGTTGAGACCATTCTTCAGCTTTTTTCCCCATGTAGACATATACTAATCCCGTATTATAATTATTTAACCAATCTAATAAATAAGCAGTAAAAGGTCTCCATATTTCATAATGACTACCTATTTTACCTACTTCAACTGTCAGAGCTGTATTAAGCATCAATATACCTTGGTTTGACCATCTTTTTAAATCAGGATCTTGTCCTGTTGGAAAACCTTGATGTACTGTACGTTCAATTTCTTCAAATATAAACTTAAGACTTGGTTGTAGTTTGTGTGTGTTACTACAACTAAATGATATACCATCTGCTACTCCTAATGTAGGGTAAGGATCTTGTCCAATTATGACAACCTTAAGTTTATCATAAGGACATTCTTCAAATGCTCTAAACACTTGTTTTAACGGAGGAGTAAACCTTTTATCACTTACACTTTGCCTATATAATTCACTGAGAATATCAGTAAACTCTGAGCTAAATATAAAAGATTTAAAAATTTTACCCCAACCACTAGGTTCAAGTTTATCAAACATTTTTTGTTTAATTTCTTCAATTTCGGGTTCTGTTTTCATTTTTTTTCTATTTTTGATAAAAATTAACAACATGATCAAAGCAAAAGAACTTAAGGACGATGCAATACTTGATGTAAAAGTCAACAAGAGTTATTACATGATGGCAAAAGCAGCATCATTTGCAATCCTTAAAAGTATGAACGTACCTGAAAAAGGTGATGAATACTTAAAAGATGTCATGACTAAAAAGTATGAAGAATTAGATGAAATGCAAAGAGCATTTTATACTATTGTTCTTCTTCTTGCTGAAGTAGAAAGACAAGCTACTCAACTTAATATGTTTACAGAAAAGGATATTTTAGAACCTGGGGATGAGGGTTATGTAGCACCTACCCAAGATTAATATTATAATTTTCTCTTCCTATCTGTATACAAGCTTCAATAGCTAACATCAATTCATCTTTACTGCAGTCTGCAAAAGATTTATCAGCAATACCGGATGCATCTTTTACTACTAGTTTCATTTCATCAAAGGTATACCCTGATTCTTTTGCTAATTCTCTAATACAAGCATGTACTTTTGCAAGTTGTGCTTTACTATGATCTACTCCAATTAGATCTAAATACATATCTATTTTCTGACCCTCTGGAATCTTCTCTAAGAATATTTCATATGCCAGTTTGTCTTGAGGATGAGCAAATACAAGTTTGCCATCTTTTTTAATAAACTTACCACTAAACATACTAACAAGTTATATTACCTATAATTTCTAAAAAATGCTCATAATGAACTTTCTCTGTAATATTTAATGCAGGTATTTCAAATGATTTAAGTGACCATTTATCATCAACAACATCAATATTGTCTGTACTATGTAAAAGTACACCTGAGCATAGTTCTTTTTGGTAGTAGTAATAATCATATCCATTTTGACTTTCGTCATTTGTTATCTCTACTTTCTCAAAGCCAAGATCAACTAGTTCATTTTCTGTCATATACAATTAATTAAAATAAACCTCGGCCACAGTGTTTCATAGCTTCTATTCTTTCTTTTTCTAACCATTGTAGAAATTTAAATAACTTGACCATGACTATACTTTTTAAGTAAATACTGTCTCCATATTTCTTGTTTTCTTCCATTGATGAAGAACCAACCCCAGTTGAGTTCAAACCATCTATTTAATCTTTTCATCTTTACATGTTTTTCATAAACAATTCAGGATTAACTATGTCTCTTACATAATTAATGTCTTTATACTTTTCATTACCAAGTGTCCAAATACCCAAGTCATCTATTCTCTTATTTCTAAGAGTAAGTATAGAGTATCCAGTAAGATGAGCATTATCATCATCTTGACTAATCAACATCCCAAGCATATTTTGCTTCTCTACTTCAGTAACATGACCTGTCTTAACAAGTAAGTTTAACTCTGATAGAAAAATAAAAGGTCTGAACTCTCCTTTTTTGTTACCTGATGCATACATATACCATAAGTATCCTATGTTGCTATCTTCTGGTCTTGCAATATCCCAATGTTCTTTGCAAATATCTACAATCAAATTCTTTAGTTTTTGATCTTTAAATTGAAAATGTCTATTCATAACTAAAATATATATCTGATTTTATTCCATAGATTTTCTGGTAACTTTCTCAACCACCATCTTATTCTGATTTAAAGGTTATAGCCTGTTTTACAATTTTACCTAACATAGGTTTAACTATATTATAGACTTCATAAGTTTCTTCTTCGGCCCAGGTAATAATATCTTCTTCTCTATTCTCTGCATTATAACTATGCATCCATAAAGAATGATGCATCATCTCATGCATAATAAGACCTGTAGTTTTCACTGGATCAGTACATCTAGAAAGATTAATAAATATAAATCTATCATCATTTGCTATGTACTCTTCTGAATCTTTAGGAACAAAGTTGCTCCAACCTGCTATGTATGCACTGTCTGCTGTATTTGCATGTTTTTCACATTCAACACGGGATAATCCATGCATTGCTTCTACATTGTAATACTGAAAAATATCACATGGGTTATAGCTTAATAAAAGCACATAACCTGTTCTAAATATTGTTATCATTTTTTCTTTTTTCTAAATAATCAATAATAAATCCAGCAGCAACTAGTATATTCATACCAAATGATGCTATTATTTCATAGATGTCTTCATATACATTCACAGACAGATGCACATGACCTACCATCCAAAATGGTATGGACAAGTTTTGGCTTATCCATACCACCAGATACTTAATAAAATGACCCATACACTAGATACTTACATATCCCTAATACACCTATGACAGCTAAGGAATAAATAACTATCCAATAAACAGAAATCAACTTGTCTTTAGTCTCCTTCTTCATTGTTCACTCCTTTTTTCTTTTCTTGCTTCACCATAGTTCGGGGAGAACTTTTTGTTGACTTGTTCAACTTTTCTAATCTCTTCTGAATTCTCTTGTTGATTTGATTGTAGTCTGATAGTTTCTTGTCTTCTTTCATACTCTTCCCAATTATAAATTTCTAATTCTTTCATTCTAGCTACATCAGCTATTGTCATACCTTCTGGTATACCATTATTAGCTTCCAGTATCTGAATACATATTTCTTTCATTCGTCCCATATTGTTAAACTTTTTTCTAAGAAAAACTTAATTGTAACTCTTATGTCTGACTGACCTTTTATAGCTCCAACTGCTTTTAGTTTATTAAATAATTTTCTATCAAGATCTAGTTCTACTCTTACAGATCTATCACTTATAGATTTTCCTCTTTCAATTACACTAAAGTCAAATGGAAACATTTGGGCATATACATATACATTTTGAATATATGATTTATCTTTATGAAAATCCAATGCAATCTTTTTATTATAGTTAATACTATATCTTTTAATATTTGTAAGCTTTGCAATAGTATGTTCACTTAACATAAATCTATATGCCAAAATACCAATAAGATAACTTCTTTGATCTACTAAAAATCTTTTACGTGAGTTCACAGTAATTTTAGATAGAGCTTGTAGTACTTCTTCTTTAGTGTAATCTTCCATATTAAATAAGATCTAATTCTAACTCTTTCTCTTCAATTTTTTGAGCTTCAGCAAATAATCCTTCTATAGGAAGAAACCTACTGCTGTCATAATACTCATAAGGAAAAGATTTCTCTGTAAGACTAACTTCTTTTAGTCTAACTCCAAGTTTACCAGGTTGTAAACCCATATTAATAACTTCAATAACAGTGTAAACTACACCCTCTTGTATCCATTCATCTAATGATATCTTTGATGGCTTATTACTTGAATCAATGCATATAACTTTCATAAGCTTCAATGTCTGTTTTTAAATCTAAGTCTTCAAAATTAGTTTTTAACTCTAACATTTCAAGAAAGTCTCCGGATTTAACAGAACATTTGCCTGTACTATCAGCTATAAGTGCACACTGTTCAGCTTGTAATGGTTCGTGTTTGCAGAATCTAATAAGACATGCAATCACGTACAAAAAGTCATGATGATCATCATTATACAATACTAATTTATGTGTTTTTGTATCTTCCATATAACTATAATATACGAAAAATCAGGGGTTAATTTAACTTAACCCCAAAATCTTTCCATAAGACTTTATTCTGATCAAATCCTTCTAGAGCTTCTTTAACCCATTTTTCATCTATTGTTCCTACATAACATAGTATGTGTACAATAGACTTATCATCTGGATTTAAACGAAGTAATCTACCAATTCTTTGACTTGCTTTTCTCTCATTACCATATGCATGCATGATAATACCCTGTTTTAAATCAGGAATATTCACACCTTCATTCAACTGTAGTACAGTAGAAAGTTTAGTAATATCACCTTTCTTAAATAACTCAAGATTATCTTCAGACTCTTTATTACCACTGTGATAACTATACCCACATAATCTATCAGCTTGTGCTTGAGTATTAGCAAAGACAATACATTTTGTAGGAATATTCTTCATAAGTATTTGTGTATACTTTTCTTTACTAGGATATTCCATCATTGCCTTCATTCTCATTACTCTAAGCATGTGCATGTTTCCAGAACCAATGTCAATTCTTCTAGACCAATAGGTATAATTAGAACTTTCATCAGTCATAAACTGCTTATCTGACATCTTAACTAAATAGTTTTTCTCAGTAGATAACTCTATCTTGTGCACTATGATTTGGTAATCATTTAGTATTTTATTCTCTACAGCATCATCTGCTTTGAATGTAAATACTACAGGACAGAATTCATTTAACAACTTACCTTTCTCTGAATAGTCTCTCTTTGGAGGAGTACCAGTCAAACCAAGAACTTTACCCTTATACAGTTGTAAAAATCCCCGGTGACTATCTAACAAACTATGAGCTTCATCTAAATACACAGCATTATAGTCATTAGGATTGTGTTTGTTCAGACTCAGATAAGTAGTAAACACCATTCTACCTAATAAATATTCCTTATCAAATTTCTCAGCATCATCTTTCCATGACTGAAAAATTGATCTCTTAGGAGCAACAATAAGGACTTTCATCAATGGAGTAGTATTCCGGTCTATATGATTTAAACCCACTAGGGTCTTTCCTACACCAGTACCCAAGACTACACTACATCTTTGTTTGCCATCAGTTGCTGCTAATGCTTCTAATTGAACTTCATCTTTTGTCATAAGTATTATTTTAACCATCCCATTAATCTAGCATCACCAGGTCTTGCATGAATCCAATCATGACAATTCCTACAGACTGCTAACCAAGTACTCTGCACTAGATAAAATGCTTCTCTATTAGATCCTGCATATTTATGATGCACGTCAGTTGCACCGTTAGTACAACCTCCTACTTTCACCATACATAATGAATTCTCTGTGAGATATCTTTCTCTTAGTTTAAGATACTCTTGATCTTTCTTCTTACGTTTAGAAGAAACCAGAGGGATGACAGATTTTGTTGGTTTCTGTGTATTATCTTTACTAGAATGGCAACTCCAGCAGTTCTTGCAATACCTATATCCCTCGTGGTTCTTCCATATAACAGTCATCTTTTGACAACCATCACATTCTTTAAGCTTTGTTTGCATTTTTCAACATTGGTAAAGTAACAGGAGCTTCTGTTAAACTTAAAAAGTTTTTAGGAAGTATACCCTCACTCATAAAGATACGAATTATATTATCTTTATCAATGTTTAAATCTTTAAAAGTTAGAGTGTTTTTGAACTTCTCATCAACCTCACTATAATTTAAAAGATCTGCAGTTAACTTAGAATTTGGAAATAAACTTTTAAAAATACTGTTAGTATAATCAATAGTTATTTTCTGTTTCAATGTATTCAATACAACTTGAGCTCTCTTGTATACATTGAGTATTCTTTGTTTCTTTTTACTACACATTGTAGCAAGTTCTTTTTCTGTTAGAGCATCTAGACCATATAGTGCTCTTTTGTACAAATAATTCTGATATACAGAATACTTGTCTTGTTCATATTGCATGTAGGTCTTACCTGCATGTAATTGATAATTTTTAACATCTTGTTTTAGCTTT